ATCTGCTCTTGTTGGCCAGCTTTTTTATAAGCGCGTCCTGGATGCATAAAACTTGAAAACCAACTCATAATATTCTCCTAAACTATGACGAAACCAGCAGTAGATTCCGCAATGACAATCCATGTTAAATTTGCTTCAACACATATAATTGAAATACTATCGTATCTCGATGAAGAAGTAATGCTTGTCGTTGCAGAAGCTCCAACAGACGCAACCTTAATCGTTTGACCCGCTCCGCATAGTAATTGCCATCCGCCAACACCAAAGCCATCAATAGCCACCTGAGAGCCTACAAACGCAAAATCTGGCAGTGTAAAAACAGTTTGTGGAATACCCTGCGGGATATACCTGCTATTCAAATCAACCTTTTGTGTTGGCAATGTAATTGGGTTAATTGAAGGAAGAAACAAATCTATGTCATCAACGATGCTGCCAATTGCATCCACTAAAACTGTTAGCCAAGAACTAAATTCACTACTAAAGTTATCAGCCGCTAAAGGAACCGAGTCGATACGCTCAAGATTTATCAATTTGCGCCTCCCGATGCGCGACGAACATTCATAACGCCGCCAAGAATTACTATAGGGGCTGCGCTTACGCAAATAAGTTTATAAACTCTGTTTCTTGAAGGGCCGCCTTGATACCACCGCATTCTCCATTGATAAACACCAAGCTGAGAGAACTCCAAAACGTCAGCAGAGAAAAAGGTAACGCCACCATCATCAGAAATAAATAATTCGATGTGCGGCTTAAATAAATCATCATAAATCGTTTCATCAAGCGCAGGAGTTGCGGAACCTTCTTCAACAATATAAGTGACCCCGTCCTCAGCAACCATATAATAGGGTCTCCATTTATATCCGGCAATTCACCAATAATAAATACCGTATTTGCGAACCCATTTCCCCACTGAAGATATGTGCTATTACCAAAAACAAAATCAATTTCAATGTAATCTGTAATGAACTCACTATAGTCATCTTCAACTATAATCGGAGTAATGTTTTCATAGCGGAAAGGGTAAGCAAGAAATGCAAGGTTTGATTGTGGATCTGGTTCTAATGGATTGCGAATTTCATTGTAATAAACAACACCCGTCATATCATAAACTGCTGGATCATCACGAACCGTCACCAAATGCTTATTATTAAAAAACTGGTGAGACTCTACTCGATTGCGCTCTCCATTTACCTCAATAACACGCGACCAAGTCTCAGTGCTGAAGTTAAATTCCAATGAGAACGAATTTGAAGCCAAATCAAGGCTCTCTGTTGGGTCGTATGCACCAACGGAGACCCTGTAAAAAATCGTGTCCTCATACTGGTATAAGAAGCCCTCAGAGTCAATATTGAGGGTGTCCGTTGTTCCATTATTGTTCGCAATATTTTGTAATAAAACATTTATAGGTTGCGTTGATATAGGCTCAGGCGATTGGCCACTGCTTTTCATAAAAGTAACTAAACCATTACGATTGCGAGCAAGCCAAACTATCATTCCAAAATCTACATCCAAAGTATCCGGATCTGACATGCCGTAGTTAAATTGGAACGATGTATTTTTACGCCAAGGGAAAGTCGTTGTTGTAGTACCATCACTAAACACACTAGGTTGATTCGTCCAAATACCAGTTGAGTAATCAGTGAAAATATACAACTGATTCTGCAAGACTGCCATCTGACGAATAATTCCAGATTCCTGTGCAAATACAACTGGCGTTTCACCTGGAACTGTAAAACATGTCGATGAACTATAACTGCCACCCATATTAATTTGTGACAATTGAAACTGCGTTGAATTGCGGCTAGACACCGCAAACCTGTTTCCAAATGCAACTGGAAATAACGGATTTACCGGACGATTTGGATCATCAACTTTTGTCATAGTAGCAGGGTAAGTTGCCTCGTTAATTACAAACGAATTGTTACCATCACACAACATACAAAATACAGCCTGAGTTGTAGAGCCAACTCCTGGAGTCTGAATTACTGGCAAGTAAGCAAAATATAAGTCTCCAGCAGATTGAGTAAATGATGCGATTGAAATCTGTACCGACTCAAAATCACTATTAACCTGCCAAATTTGTCTGCCAACTACAATATAAACATAATCAATGGATTTAAATATTCTTCTAGGCTGTTGGTCGTAAACCAATATATTTTGACCGTTTTTTTCCACATGACGACGCCCCAATGTTGGGTACATGGCCTGTTTTTTCTTTCCACTTGGAGATGAAACTGCAAACCATCCAGCACAATCTTCTGGAGAAAATTGGGTAAAGCGCTCTTTCGAGTATGAATTCATGATTGGAAGCGGCTTTATCGGCATTAGGATTCCTTCCAAATTCTATTAGAAATCACGGCTGAAATAGTCTCATAACTTACATTATATTTTTTCGCTATTTGCAGATAACTCATAGAACTTTTATCCTTTCTAATTTCTTTAGCTAACTCTAAAGTTAGAACATTTCTTCTCGTATTTCTAGCCTGAACAGTGGCAGTAGTCCATCTGCAATTATCAGGACTATAACCTTTTGATGAATCAATTCTATCAATCGATAACCCTTTTCCTTCTTCGAATCCATTAGCAATCGACCATTCACAAAAAGTATTTCTATCGTTTAACCATTCGTCACAAACTGTTATTCCACGAGCACCATAATTATAATAATCTTGGTTATTTTTGTTATAGCATCTGCCCATCATATGCTTTATAGCTTGGGCTAATTGTGGATGTGATTTTGCATATCTTGATTCAATGATATCACCATGCATACACCCACAATGTTTTCTATATTTCAATTTATTAGGGTCAACTTCATATTCTTTCAAACAAACTTTACATTCTACTGTTGCCCATCTAACACCACGATTAATATCATATCCGTGACATTTTATAGTTCTGAATCCATTAATAAACTCTGGCAATGGCTTTAATTGACTTGGTCTAGCACAACCACAGCTTTTCATTCTATGTAATGCATGATAATTAGTTTTAAATTCTTTCTTACAAATTTTACATAAAGCATTGCATTTGTAGACTTTTCCTTCTTTCCATATTTCACCCACAACTTCAAAGTCACCTATATTTTCCATAATCACCTCCTATTAAAAGAAGTAATTATATCACAACAAACCATACTCTCCAAGCATCATTAATTAGATCCCGCTTCTGACGCGCCAAGCGCCATTCAACCAAGATTCGTTATTCACGTTGATATCTAGATTTTGACTACTGGTAGCTTCCATATCAGCTTTAGCCTCAAGAAACATGCCATCAAGCATTGGAGTCCAAGCATCTGCCCGACCTTTATACACCGCCAAATCACGAGCCAAAGCAAATCTTAAATATCGCTGGTAGTAAGTGGGTAACGTCGACATGTCGTCATTAGAAGTCAAGGTAGCAATCTGCCACTTACCATAAACCGATAAATCATATTCTTGACTAGGAGCGGGGAAAATTTGAAGGCGCGTTAAATTCAATTCTGGCTTAACAATAACGTAACGCGGCAACCCCAGCAGCGTTTCATATTTGTAACTAGAAAAGAACTCGTTGCGTGACTCATCAATCAATGGGTAAGTTACATGCTGCAATGTTACCCAAGCATTTTCAAGATTGACAAGCCTTCCTTCAGAATACACATCCGGTGTAGGAACATAATCAGATTCGCCAAAAGTTATATTACCCTGGCCAATGTTAACGGTAAAATCAACCTGTTTGGCCACGGTTATCATTAAGCCATTCGCGCCATAAGCTCGAAGCAATTCGTTTAAGTATTGGATGCCTTTTGATAAATCATTTCCATGTAATGGAACTGTAGGAGTAGATGCACCGATCAATTGGTAAGCATCCGTAACAAACGCCCTTACGCTTTGCGTTGGCTCTGGCATGTTTTAATCCTCGTGGGCTTGATATCAACTACCTTTTCAGCTGCCTTTTTAGGCGCTCGGTCATCGTTTATTATTTTCAATATATCCTCTGGTGTTGGTGGTGCCTTATACACATAAGGCTCAGCTGTCCATAAGCCACTAGATATTAAATTGCTGAATTCTTCATAGGATTTTGCTAGTTTTTGACCATCTGCGTTATAAACAAACGCCTTAAAAAACTCACGGGATACCCATCTACCCATATACAGCACTTGCCCATCTACCATAATTACCTCGAAAAGATAATGCTCGACAGCACGATATTTTGATACTGTCGAGCATGGTTTGGCATTAACTCATTACAGTTACTGCAAACTCTGGGTTAATCGCAACACCAGCGATAATATCTAACCTATCCAATTGGACGTAGTTACGGATGTCAGCACCAAGGGTGTATGTGATTGCCATTTTGTACAGGTCGCTGTAAGTAGTTACCGCTTCAACACCACCTTTAAGTTCAGTGATAGGAGGAGCAGCAAATACGATAGCTTGATTATGGAACGCAACAGATTCGTTATGATCCATCGCCAATAACAATTGAGCACCGTTAGGAATTGCAGTACTGATGTTTTGACGCGCACCAGATACAACGATTTCAGGGCTTACTGTGATTGTAGCGTTACCACCACCATCTGAAGCAGTTGAAGTCAATACAACGAACTGCGCTGTTTGACTCAAAGATTCATAGGTTAATGGGTTGACCATAAACACGTCAGCAGCAACAGCGAACTGAATCTTATCGCCAACATTGAACGGATTGGCTTGACCAGCAACAAGGCCTGTCAATACAAAAGTGTTTCCACCAGAGATCGGGCCGTTGGTGATTGTTCCGGCAAGCTTGAATCCTGCAACACCAGAAGCTCCAGCCTGACCAACCCCAGCAATTTGACGCTTCAAGAAGTTAGATTTAAAGAAGTCAAAGCCAGACAAGTGACCGATGAAACCATCCATCAAGACACCTTGGTTAACAGTAGCATTGAATACGTTGTACAGACTTCCAGACAATGCTGAAGAAACACCGGGACTGTTTGAGAAGTATCGGTTGCCGTCTTCTGGTATACCTAGCTCAGTCATATATGCATCGGTATTTAGAACTGTTTGGATATCAATTGGAACACCAGGTGTACCTACTGTTTGATAAACTGCTGGCTGCAAGTTCTGAGTACAAATGAATGACTCAACCTTGTTCGCCAATGTTTTAGCTCGTGGCTTCAACATCATATCAAGGTAGGGTTCGTCGCGAGCGCGATCAAATGTCAATTCCATGCCATTAAAGCTAACCATCGAGTGGAATTGCTTGTTAATGGTTAATGGGCGAACAACTTGAACGACTGCTTCATCAGTAGCTGTAGCACCTTCACCACCTAAAAATCTTTCTTCAAGACGATAGTTGATGGTTTGGCCAGTCGCGTATTTCAAGTTTTTGAAATCTGCCTCTAGGTTGCGGTTTGCAACTTTTGAGAAGGATAAATAGTTGATGAAGCGAATAAACACTTCATCCAGAATATACTGGGTGGTTTCAAATGTATTACTCATTGTGGATTCTCCAAAACAATGAATTAATAAATGACCTTTCGGTCGCTCATAAAACGATTGTCTCGGAGGCAGACAGAATACACTCCTTTTGCAAGTGACGGCGCTCGCTTAAATCTACACGTCTTTGGTATTATGCTATCGGTTAGGGTTAATTTGCAACAATCACCTTGCGAACTTCTTTTTACTCTTCATCTCACCACGCAAAATATCATCTACAGAATGACGCTTTATGACCCTGTCGCCAACATCACCCTTAACCATATCAATCGGTCTTGGTGCACTGCTTCCATGGGCCTTAGTCTTCTTCATGCGTTCCTCGAGTTTGCCGAGTTCAACGGCCTGAATCAGTGGGTCACCAATCTTAGATATCCTATCCAGTTCGCCAGCTTGAGACTTAGCCGCAGCATAGATAAACGCAGCAGGGTTATCCATGCCCATTGTTGCCGTAACCATTTGAGGCGTCAAAGGCTTACCCATAACAACGCTTTCAAAGTCGTCATACTTTGCAGCACCTGAATTGAATTTAATCTCAAACTCTGCTTGTCGTTGCTGTTGCGCTTGTTGCCAAGATTGCTCTTGCAACTTTTGTTCGCGCTTGCTGAGTGTTTGCTCAACGAATGATTCTAGTTGTGTTTCCCATGATTCGCCGTCTTCATTTTGTGGTTGCGCTGCTTGTTGCTGGATTGGTTGCGTTGGTTGCTGTGCGTTCTCGTGCTTCTCCTTCACCCTTCTGCGTATCATTTCCTGCACTTCTGCTTCGGTATATACCTTTTCTTTCTTAGAAACTGGCGTCCCGTAGTCGTCTGTTTGCGTGGCTTCTGGCTCACTTTGCGGGGGTGTTTCTGTAGCTGCCTCCACAGGCTCGCTACGTGTAGGCAGATTTGGCGGCTCGTGCTCTATTTGTGTACTTGTATCTTCAAGATTTACAGGCTCTGGCGTTGCCGCTACCAGTACATCACTTAGTTTTTCATCAATGTTTGTTAGGCTCATTTTTTCCCTTTTGTTTTAGTGTTTGACTGTGCATTAATAACTTAACCATGTTATCCGCATGGGCTATCTGTTCGTTTGATTGCGTGCGTTCTGCTTCACTCGCAAATCGCAGTTCCATCTCTTGCAATTGTGCTGCCGCCAATACTTTCTTAGTTTCTAGCTCTTCGAATTTAAGGTTCAACTCTTCCTCACTCAGCTTATTATCCATCATGAGTTTTTGTTGTTCCATCTGCAATTGCTGTTGTTTAAGTTGCAACTCTTGCATTTTAACCATAATGATTGGGTCGGGTTGCTGTGGTTTCGGTGGTATTGGTTGGCCTGTCTTGCCCGCTTCGATAATTTCAGGCGGTACAAGTGTGCGCAGTCGATTGCGTAACTCGTTGCTATTCGCGAGTGGCAAGTTTTCAACGTACAAATCAGCAACCATGTTAAATAGCTCTGGATTGGCTTGCAGTATCATGTTGAGTGATTCTAAATTTTCCTGCTTTTGTCCTTCCCAACTTGGGCCAGGTATAAGACGGATCTTATACTTTCCTTGCGTCATATCGTTTTGTGTTTGACCGCCGTATTCATCCATTTGTTGATTGAGTGTTATTTGTGTGTTCCCTGCATCTTTCATATTGAGCATCATGGTTCGCTCGGTGTCGTAAACAATTGGAATCATCTCGTCAATAATGGATGCTGTGCAAGCAATAGCACGATTGAGAGAATCAAAAGGTATATACGTTGCATAAGCACCACGCTTGGTTCGAGCATCAATAGCATTACCAGATATCTCATTGCCCTGCTCGCCAAGTTGCGCGTTGTACATTCCAGTACAGGATTGAATATCCATCAATGCACGTTCGTATTGTTGTACTAATGATTGCGATAATTCGGGGGGTCGTAGTTGTTGGGGAATGAATCCTGATTGAACTTCATCAAATTTTAATCCGCCTTGGATATTTACAGGGTCACGCCAAATCTGTGCCGTGTCATTGCTTCGTGCGTTACCGGATGCAATAAGAAACTGGTCGTATCTCGATATCTTGAGCAAGTACGCTGATTGCGTGGCGATATAATTGATGTACCGTTGCGCGTCTTTTGTGTCTTTGATGAATGGTCTAACTATTTGCGATCCTTCCTTATTGTAGAAAGAGTTTTGATCTACGAAGATTATCGGCAATTGCTGGCTTGGAAAGTCCTCTTCATCCAATATATAGTCACCAGCAATTAAGAAATGAATCACTTTGTAGCGTGGCGCTCTTCGTTTCTCTTCGACGGTGACTATCTGCCCCTGGTCGATAAGCATTTCTACATCATCAACCATTACACGTTCTAACTCCCTAAACTCATCATGGTCTATCGTTCTGCCATTGCTTAGACGATACAGGTTAATCGTTTGATATTTGCGCTCGTAGAAGTGGCAAAGCGTAACTGATTCATCATCATTAAACACGCTACCGTCTTCGATGTTGCTTGGCGGTATATCGCGCTCTAATTTCTTGCCATATATAGCGGCAAATTTACGCCGTGACATTCTTTCGCGATATCCTGCATACATTCCGTCCGTTTTGCATGGAGTAGTTGCGGATGAATCCCAAAAAAATCGTGTTGGTATCTTGCCCTCACGTATGCGAATGCACTTAAGGAATGAATGCTCGTCTTCATATTCAGTGTCAACAAACCAAGCACCATATCCACCAGTGGCAGCGCATTGGAATCCAGTTTGATAGACAACCTTTGCATAAGATGCAAAGGTTATATCTTTAACCAAGGCTTCACGCACTTCAACGGTTTCAGGTGGTACGGAATTATCAGGTATGCATTCAATCGAAGGTGTATTTTGCCGTTGCTCACCAACAAGATGGTTAATCAGGGGCGCAATCTTGTTCATGGTTAGCGGGATTTTCTTGTATGTCTCAAATACACGTGCTTCATCATCAAGCCACTGGTTACCCCATACAAATTGATTGAATTCGTTATAGGTGTCCTTGTTATCCTTCCAATAGTTATCCCAAAACTCTATTTTTTGTCTTACATCTTGGGCTTTCTCGATATCTTTGCGTGCCATAACTGCGTGTCCTTGAGTTATAATCTATGCAAATAGTGTAGCACGTAACTAAGTGAACATAGAACCGTGCTGTTTTGGCATAAATACGGGCTGATATTGTGATTCTCCAGCGTGTTGACCCATACTGAACGTAAGCATAAGGCTGTCGGCAAGATCAGGAGAAGGCATGCCACGTTTACGCAAATCGTCTTTACTCTCAATCAGCAATTGTCCATTGCTTCGATGCTTATAACCAAGCGAACACAAATCAGCATGCAGTTCGTCTTCATCCGGTATCTGTACGTCTAACTCACCCATAAGCCAGTCGCGCATCTCTGCCCATAATTCAGCGCGAAGATTGCCGTAAACTTCTTTATTGTTAGCTGAACGAGCAACGTTAACGCCTTCAACGCATGAATATCCCATCTCTTGCAATCTATCGACCACACCAGCACCAATACCAATGCAATCAATGAATACTTTTGCTGGTTTCTCTTTCTCTATCATGCCTTTCAACTTGCCCGCTAATTCCATGGTGTTGTAATTACGCAATGACTCAATATCATAGGCTACACGTCCTTTGCGCTTGATGATTGCGCATCTATCGTTATCGCCAATCGCGGGATCGACTCCAATAATCAGCGGCGCAGTTGGTGAAACTTGAACGTTTGCCTTGCGTGCCTTGGTTACAAAGCGAGAATTGATGAATGTATCGTCTACAGGATTAAGGAACGCATCCGCAGCGCAACATGGATACTCTTGGTTGAATAGCTTAACGCCTTCATCGTGATCGCTACTGAACTGGCCTATCTTAAACCTACGCCAATAAATATGCTCGCGTGTCATGCCATTATTTGCATAAGCATCTAACAATGATTGCTCATCTTCACTAAGCAGTATCTCGCTATGATCTTGTTTGTAGTATGCGGTGTATTCCGGCTGCCAATACCAAGGTACAAAGATTGCCTGAAATTCAGACAAACCTTTCTCTGCTGCAACCCATGAGCTATGAAAGAAGTTGCCTATTCCGTTGGCGGTAGATTCTAGAATAATCTCGGTATTGTCTTGGTCGCCTACTGCTTGGAATAATCCTTGCGCGTGTTCTGCTGCGTTAGGCCAATGGGCAACCTCTGAGCCATGAAGTAGCTGGACAGTTTGAGATCGTCCAGTTCCCTTTGCGCCTGCTGTTCCGATTGCATATCCGGAATCAATTGATTCAAATTTAAGCTCTTTCTGACTGTCTCTGTTAGCACGTGGACATAGCCCAACGGGTAAGTATTCATAATACCTCTTGGTCATTTCAAATAAGTTTTTCGTGGCTTGCCCTTCATGCGTGAGAATGAAAGTCTTAATACCGCGATTGGTTATTGTGTAATGAAAGTATCGTGCCTGAACGTATGTGGAGCAACCTTGTTGACGACCTTTGAGAATCACGGCTCTAACTTTGCCATGCTCTTTCTTTTGTGCTTCTAGCCTGGCGTGAATATATTCTTGCGCTCGATTAAGTTTGAATGATTCTACGCGACCAGACTTTGTGCGAATGTTGAAGAATTCTTCTGAAAAGAATTTGAAGTCCTTGAGCCTAGATAAGTCTATGACAGCACCTTAGCTTGCACCAACTTCTCAACCGCAGACAGTCGCGTATAAAGCAATTCACAGTGCTTAGTGAGTTGATTAAATTGGTCTTGTAATACCATTTGATGATTGATGACTGATACCAGATTGCGCTGCTCTTCGGTCATTTCGATTTGGTCTGTGTCTATTGCGTCTAAAATCATAGTTTCTCTAATAGCTTTTCAATAAGAGTATCACTGGCTGAGTTTTGCGGTTGCTGGTCGGTGTAATCTTCACGGAAACGATTCTTCATGACAAACTGCCAGCTACTACCGGCAAACTTGTCTGTCTCCCCAAATATACCGCTTTCGCCCCTATCTTCCCAATATGCTTGGCTTGCCTCTTCCCCGCGTTTAGCGGTCTTTGAGAATGGATGGTCTTTGTTGTTGCGCCAATCATAATAAGTGGGACGTGATATACCAAGCTCAACGCATACTTTGACAATACTTTTACCTTGCTTAAATAGCTCAACGGCGCGCTCATTCATCCAAGGTTCGTAAACCTCTTGATCGTGAGGGTCGCCGTTTCGTATTGCCATGTTAAAAACCTTTTAATGTAAGTTCGCAATTATTGACCACGACCCATAACCTGCTTACGCACGCGGGCACCCTCAAGCTTAGCGGTAGGATATGGAGCTTGTTTATCTGCTTTGTTATTCCAAGATGGATACATTGCGCCCGCATTCATATCTTTAACTACGCGGCTATATTCAGTATTCATTGAGTATTGTTCGTGTTGGATTTGTTTAGCTGTTTCGTTGCTCATAATTGTGACCCCTGATTAGTATTATCGACAAGTCCATATTTCTTTTTAATAGTTTCGAGCCAAGCGCGGGTAATGTCAAGCCTTGCGCGTAATGCGTGTAAATATTGTTTAAGGTCGATCATAATATCCCCAAAATCTGTATATAAGTCTGTGAGTAAGTATAAGCACACCACGCCACCACTACAATACCGCGCTTGATAAAATTATTTCAAACTTGATTGAAAATAAGTATTGACATACCCAATCATTTGGGTATAATAACCACAACAAGACGCGTAGGGCGGCTTGAGTAAACCAAGGATTGACAATGGCGCGATATAGAGTTAACCAAGATCACACAGTAAGCAAGCAATGCGAAAAAACTGGAGAATTCCACCATTACAAAACTTACAAAGAACTTACCTACAAAGAGATGAAAAAAGTTAATAAGTTTTGGGTTTATAATTTAAAGGAGGCTTAATGCCAAGAGTATAATAACAACCATACCGAGACGCAGGGCTTCGGGGTAATAAACTAGGATGGAAAAAATGACAACACTAGCAGCAAAAATCATAGCAGAAGCAAGCAAGCGCGGCCTATCTTGGATTCAAGGTTGGATGACTAATACTATGAACGTAGAACAAACAAATAAATTCCTAAGCGTTAACCGTTGCCACTTTCACAGATGCAAAGATAATTCATTCATAATCATAACTGTAAGAAACGGACGCGTTGTGGCAATAGAGCATAATCAAGAAAATAAGCTTAGCGCGTAATGCGCTAGGCGAAACAGGAGAGCAACATGTATACAGACGAAGAATATTTAAAAGTAACAAATGAACGCCTAGATAAAATGGGATATACAGACGAGCAAAAGAAAACGATACAACTGCTACTATTCTGGTCATATATGGAGGGCGGTCGTGATGCAGATAAAGACACACTAGAAAGAATTGAAGACGAACGAACAAGTCAAAAGGATTATAAATAATGCAAACAGAAAAAGAATTCAAAGAACTAGCGCAAGCGTGGATTGAAGACGCACCAGAAGCAACCACCGATGACATAGAGTTTACACTAGAACTAATGTGGCGTTCATACAACCAAGCAATCGAAGACTATATAAGGCAGGATTCATGAGAAAGCATGACGGAATGACCTACGAAATAATACCAATAGAAGTGATAAAATCCAGCAGTGGAGAGCATGAGGAATACATAACAGGATATGAGTACACCATATTCGACGTATACGCAGACTACGAACCGCATCATAGTGATGATTGGTACGACACAGAATCAGAGGCAGTAATCGCAGCGGAACGAATGATCGGGAGGTTAGACAGTGAACGCGACTAAACAACAAATCCTAGACAAACTAGAATCGCTAGAGCTACAACTAGCAGAACTAACCAACGTACTCTATACCGTACGCAAAGAAATAGAGGAGAGCCTACAAAATGAATGAACTACTAGAGTACCTTAGAGTGGTTGAAATGAAGCTACAGGATTTAATACAAGACGTTAGAAACATCCGCGAGCGTTTGGAATCCAAATCAGCCAATGAGCAACGCGCAACAACAAGGAACGTAACCACCACGTTTTTCAATGCCCTACAAGCAGATGATGATAATAACAACCAAGCCAACAACGGGACATACGGATGCTAATACTTGGAAGGATGCCAAAGGAAATAATAAGGATTGGCGATGATATACAGGTACACATCCACCATGTTGATTTAGTTACCGGGCAGGTGAAGTTGGGGTTTATCGCCCCGCCACACGTAGTAATTGACCGCGAGGAAGTCTACCAAAGAAAGCAGAACGGACAACCGATGCCTAAATACTTATCCAAGGATGATATAAAATGCCAACTCAAACACAATACGAAGTAGTGAAGCAGCAATGCCCGCAAAAAGAGGGGCTATAAAATGCCTACATCTACCCAATATGAGATTGTGAAGCAGCAATGCAGGGCATTCGAGCAAGCGGGCTATCCTGCAAGCTTTAGAATGCAACCACTACAAAACGGAGCAGCACCAGCCATCAAGATTGAGGGCTATTTTAAACAGTGGCATTTCTGCGATCCGGATTGGAACGTAGTTAGCCGACAATTAGCGGAGTTATACAAGAATGTTACAAAGAACAGAGCGCATTAGAGACACAAGCCCGGAGCATTACGCCGCATTATTTGCGGAATCAACGGAAACGCTGGAGCAAATGCTAGAGGATTTAGGGGTTGAGCTGGTAGAATCCCAAGAAGTAACGCCAGTTAA